GTCCTGTGTTGTAGTAACCTTACGTGTAACTTTCTATCTGTCTTAGTGTGTATTTTAATACCCTCAACAAAGGAAGATAAGTATGTGTCTACAGCACTCAATCGCCTAACCTTAGATAGAAAGTCTACAGCATCTTTCATGTCCTTAGCACGAGCTGCCCTCTCTAGTGTCTCTAGATTTAGTTTTGATGTAGAGAAACCATTTGCACTTGCCCACTTTGGACTAGGTGGTCTAAATCTTAATCCTGCACCCTGCTCTGTCTTTTTAAATACATATCCCTCACCATTACACGACTTACATTTACTTGCTTTAGCATATGGACTGCCGTCTACTTTCATTCTAAATATCTCACCCTTACCTTCACATTCACGGCATTGTATAGCACGTGTTTTATACACAACCTCTGTACCTTGAATAATTAAATTTCTAAAATCAACATCCTTCATGTAAGGGTCTATAGAGTTTGCCCACTCTGTCTTGTCGATAATTTTCCTGCCGTATATTACCCACGATAATTGCTCAGGACTATTTAAGTTAATAGGTGTATCACCCATAAGGTTTGCTATGTGTATCTGTAAGTCTGTGTTTAGTTTTCTCTTCTCATCTTCAAACTCTTTCTTAACTGCATCTAAGGCTTCCATATTAACAGAGAAACCTCTTGCATATATACGAGCTAGACAACATGCTACTTCGTTTGTAAGCAGTGTTGTATCCATGAGAGATGCATCACTAGGACTATTTAGTCTTGCATATATTTTATCAGATAACTCCTTGGTTGCATGTAAGTCAGCACTAAGATAATCACTCAACTCTTTGTGGGGTATATCTCTAGTAGTGTACCCCTCACTAAAGTATTTTTTAAGAGTACCCTCTTTCTGTGTGTCTAGTTCATATCTTTCTGCACATGCTTCAAGAGATAGTGGCTGTTTTTGCCCACGTTGTAATACATACTCTCCTAACATTGTATCAAAGACTGTACCATTATATTTGAAACCTGACTCCCATAACCAAACTAAATCATAAGCTATATTGTGTCCTATTAATATAGTAGCATTATCTAGTGCCCTCTGTACAATCTCGTGACCATTAGGTGTAGGTTCTGTTTCACTGTGGTCAAAGGTAACGATTGTCTCTTCTCCACTAGAGGTAAGCAAACCTACCATAACTAATGTGTTGCTTTCTTCAAATGGGTCTAAGTGTAGCTTACCATCTCTAGTGACTACTGTATTCTCTACGTCTAATATCAATCTCATATTACATACCTCGCTGTCTTGTATTCAAGATTACATTTTACACGACCATGCCAACCTGTCAACTTGTTTTTAACAATATTAATATGTCTCTCTGTATCTTCTTCTTGTCCTTCTACAGTTGTAGTAGGATTCTTAGCTATTAAAATCATCAGGTCGGCTTCGGCTGCTTTACCTGTACGACTGCCTTCCATCATTGATTGGTTCAACTCAATTCGACCCTCTGCTTCTGCACTTAACTGTGACATATAAAACATGGCACACTCGTGTTGTTTAGCTATCTGTCTAGCATATATAGCATTTGCTTTTAATGCCTCATCTGCTCTAGCAAATCCACTAGTAGTGGCAAACTTGTCACCCATATCAAGAAGAACGAGGTCAGGCTTGTAGGACTTACATACACTCTCAACCCAAGCCATATCACGACCTGTGGCATCCTTTATTTTTATACGTTCTTTCACAGGTGCATACAAATCTCTTGCTCGACTAGGATTCTTTCTAATCTCTTGCATAGTCATGCCTGTGGCAGCCGTCAAGTATCTAGCACCAACTCTGTGTGCAGACTCCTCATTACATAATATAATACAGTTAGCACCCTGATGGGCAAACCCACTAGGACTAGCTATCAAACTAGCATGGAAGGATGTCTTACCTGTATTAGGTCTAGCACCTATTTCTATAAGATGACCTGCATTGATACCCTCTATAACTGTAGTAAGTGTGGGTATATTAAAACTCCAACGTGCTTCTAAGTCATTCTTTTCTAAGAGAGTATCCATGTCTATGTCATCCCACTCAATATTTAAATTGGGTGTGAAGTCATCTCCATACTTCTCTAGTAGACTACGTAGTGGTTCAAGACTACTCTTATCTCCGTTAACATAATCAAAACCAAGATTGGCTATATCCTCTCCTATAACTTGCTGAAATAGTTTGGATAACACCTCTTGTGCTATGTCTGTTCCCATAGCTTGTTCCTTTTTTATCCTGTTAAAGAAACTTGAGTACACAGATTTTTGTGCAGTAGTGAATGTGGGATTAGAAGTCATAAACAATGCCTCTACTTCATCAGGAGTTACTGTCCTGCTGTATCTTTCCATTGCTTTGTCTATAGACTGTTTTATCTTCCTTACATCCTTGCTGAACAATCTGTCAGGGCATTTAGCACCTCTGTGTTCATCATAAAACTCTTTGTCCATTAAACTTCTTATTAGTGATAATTCCATGTTGTTACTCCTTTGGGGTTAGGTTCATTAAATTCGTCATATCTACAGGGTCACGATATTTTAAGTCATCTCGCAACTTTAATACTTTTATAGTATCTACGTAGCCTCTTAATTCTTTAGCAAAAGATAGTGTCTTAGGTAGGGCATCAGGGTCTAGTGCTATTATTGTTGTCGAGAATTGTGCTAGATAATTTTTATGCGATTCAGAAAGTGATGTACCCAACACAGCTACCCCAACTAATACATCATTACCTATGAGTGTCGCACTAACACAATCCTCAACAACTACTGCGACCTTACCACAACCAAAGGTATAAGGCAAGGAACTTTTTCCATATCGTTTCCACTTATGTAGTTTATTTTTTAGAGACCTACCTGTAGCATCCACTATGTCATCCTTGTGTTTAACTAAAAAGACAACTCTATCTTCTTTTACATCGTACATAAGATGTTTATTATCTATGCCATAGTACTCCTTACCTGTGTATGGAACAATATACTCAGGTAAACTAAAACTTTCTTCAGCAAATTCTTTGACTCCACTAAAACTAGTTCGTATATCGTCTGCTGATAGGTGTACACGAGTGCCACCCTTAACATTACAGGAAGCCTTGTAACAATTCCACATCAGGCTACCCATATTATTAGTAACAGTAAAGGTATTATGACTACCACAGTTAGGACAAGTAGTTCTCTTGGTAACTCCGTTACTAATATCCATGTCACTTACAATGTTATATATATTATTCATGTACTATACACTTTCTTTGTCGGCATTTGTTATGCTTGTACTATGCTTTTTACGTTCTGTCAATGCAAAATTTGCACTAATTAAAGTATTTTTCATGTATGGCTTAACACTATTAGGATTAGAGTGCCCTGTTACTGACATAATCTGCCCTATTCCTACTCCTGCATCAACCATTTCTGTTGTACCTGTTCTTCTCAGGTCAGATAACCTTAATTCATCAGATAATCCTGCCTGTTGCATAAGTTTTCTAGCAAAAACAGGTAGTTTATGTAAGGAATAAGGTCTGTATTCACCCTTAATAGCTTTTGGGCGAGGTGCTACATACTTTTGAAAGCCAAAGTCCTGATTTTGTTGTTGTAACATCTCAAATAAATCATCATCAATGGGTAAATATACATCTGCTTTACGTTTTGACTGCTCAATATGTACAGTTTGCTTATCAAAATCTATAGTAGACCATTCTAATAGTCTCATGTCTCCTAATCTTTGACACCAAGCATATGCCATGTGTCCAATCAGACCTAAATTACGTGTGTTAAAATCGCTGTAGGCAGTATCTAAAAACTTTTGTACATCTTCCTTAGTCCATACTACCTTTCGTCTCTCAGAGACTCTCTTACGGACACTAGAGAAGGGATTGAGAGTACACAATTCTTCACGCACACCATGATTGAATACAACTCGTGTCACAGACATAACATGATTAGCCATAGGTATACCCTTATCACACCAAATGTTATATGCAGTTTTTGCATAACGTGTAGGTAACTTGGTATAATCACATTTACGCAAAGGCTTACCATCTATCTCCGTATTTAACATTACATTCAAGAAATATTGATACTGTTTCTTAGTTTCTTCTCGTAAGTTCTTGAAATCAAAGGATAAATAGTAATCATTTACTAAGTTTTTTAAATCCAACATGGGGATACTAACCTTTCCAAATTTAAATTGTTAAACATATCTTCGTCTTCTAATAAAATATAATTGGTAAACCAAAAGTACTCACTTGTTCTATCAATTACGTATTGTCCATTTCCTAGTGATATACCATATCGTTTCCAAATCTTATGAACAAATTCAGATGGGTCATAGCCTCTCTGATAATTAAATTTTAATTTCTTTTTATCTCTGTATATACCTCTTCCTTTTATATTTGTACACATGTCTACTGTCCAATAATCCATGTCAGGTTTTATATTCATATGCTCCACCCCATCTACTGTAGTGCCCATGCTCACACTCAACTGTAGCACCTACTATATTAGAAAGCTGATGTTCCATTCCCTCTAACTCACATATTAGATTGTAGTCTATAGGACACTTCTCATCTGTCTGTGCATTGATACGTCTTAATGTTTCTAGTATCTCTAATATCTGCTTTGCTTGATGCTTAGTTAAGTTTAATATTTTATTTATTTCTTTTACTTTCTTCGCCATGTTACACCTCCAATGCTATGTAAATACATAATGCTATTATTAATAGTTTACCATAGTCTAAATCAAACTTGGTACTCTCTCCATACTTCTCCTCGAAGTGTGCTATTATTCTGTGCCACATATTATTCTCCTTTCTTTTTATCAATGTAAATTCTCATGTGTGTAGACTCATTTAAGTTCTGACCAAAGTATGTAGCACCTGTACCCCTTAACTCAGGCTTGATGTGTTGTCCACGTACTCGCATCTTATATGAATCTCTATTCAGATACTTCTTCATAGTGTCAA